TGCATTGCAAATGTTCCAACAGTATCCATATTCGCTGCCATGATTGGAACACCTGTCCATTCTCTTCCGCTATGTACAAATCGAAATGTTCTATCCATATCAACATCAAATCTTGATGTAAGAGTAGATCTTTTTGGTCGTATTAATACGTTAGAATAATCTAACTTAATGTCTTCTTCTATTCTCATTCTTTTGCCCTATTGTTTTCATATATTTTCCAACCAATAACACCTAAAATAAATGTAAGAGGATCACCATATATTAGTGAAGTTCCTATAACATAAGTCATTATAGCAATCATAAAATAATCTCTTGGTTCTAATTCTGGAGGAGGTTTTTTGTTTCTATAATCTTTATATTCATGAGGTATCATATTGGAAGAGAAGCACCACCTTTCATCATATTTAGACTAACTGCTTCAGCCTTAATTTTTTCTTTTAGTATTGGGCTAATAAGATTTCCAATATCAGCTGTGTCTAATTCTCTATCTTGGCATACATCGCATACTGCATCAATATATGGCATAGGTTTTTCTTTTATTTTTTCTTCAACGAGTTTTGCAAATCGTTTCTTTGTAAGTACTTCCATTATTTTTCCCATCTATAGAATATATGTGTTTCAATTCGTGTAGTACGAGTTTTTTGAGATGCCCAAGCTGGTCTAACATATGTTGCATGATAATGAGTTGCACCTTCTGTTACGTCTAAAATTCTATATGACATAACCATCCTTGCATATTCAACTGCTTTCCACCAAGCCTTTTGATCTCTAGCCTCATCTGACTTCCCATCACAAAACCAACTGAATTGACATTTGTGTCTTATTGGTATTCTTTTATTGGGATCTTTCCATGAAGGTCTTGTTGGACCTTGGTAGACAACTTCACATACTGTATTTGGAAACCTATGATCACGAACTCGATTCATTGTAACCAAGCCAACGGCGACTTGACCAACAAACGATTGGTTTTTTGCTTCATGATATATGTTTAATGCCATACAATGTGTTTCATCTACATATGCTTGCGCATACAGAGGGCTATACAATGCAATAAGAGTACCTATTGCAATTACTTTATTTAAGAATTTCATATTGTTCTCAATAGTAGTGTATCTTTATTTATTCTTGGAGCAGGTTTACGAGTTTTAGTTGTAAGACCTTTCCATGCCACATCGATTTGTTTAATAGTTTTATTAATAATCGTTGGGATAAAGTCATCAGGCTTTCTCAATGTTACACATCTTGAAATATCAATATCAACATCTTTTAATGTTGAACCACTGACTTGAAAACCTTTTGGTGAAGAGGTTACATACTCTGTAAGAATTTTATTCTTTACATTGAATGTATAGAGCCTCGTAGCTCCGGGAATAGATGTGGCTGCCACGGATACGAGCTTATAGTTCTTATCCTCTTTCAAGTATGACAATCGAGCTACCTGCTTATCTGCAGTGCGAGTCTTTGGAAGTTTGGTCTTACGCCTTGCCTTTGCTGCGGACTTGACTTTATCAAGATCGGCAAGCATGGCTTCACAATGTTTGATACGTCTATTGATTTCTGTTCTTTTTAAATGAGAATAACCTTCAACAGCTTGTTCACATCTTTTGTGATATGCATCTGTATAATCTAAAAGCCATCCTTCAATAACATCTTTACATGGTTGTACTGCTGCTCCAGTAAGACCATGAAATTGAAAACGTTGGTAAAGATCGAGCTCAGGTTTTTCACCTTCAATCCACGCATCTTGTAAATCTTCGAGCTCGATCAATACAGTTTTATTAATCTTAATACGTAATCTTTCTTGTGGAGACAATACGATTACGTTAGATTTTTCTTTAGCCTTTTCTTTTTTATCTTTGAGGATCTCCTTACCTGTTGAAATTAATTCGTCGAATCGAGATTTTAGGCTATCTCTATAGCTTAGTTGACTTTCCTCAAATTGACCCCCTTGGTCTACGTACCAGATAGTAGCCGCTCGGTGCGTGTAAGCTGTGAAATGATACTCAGGATTTGCTAGAATGGCGGCAGCATCTGATTTGTTATAGGTCTTTTTAACCCAGGCCTTACAGATACTTGTAAGTGTTTTCTTATCAACATCCATGTGAAAATGTGAAAGAACATGAACAAAACCTTTTGTTGGATCAACCGCGGCTAAGCCTGTCCTAGGTCTTGCTTTAAATTTTTTCTTACGTGCCACCATCTAACTTCTCCTTATGTTGTAGGATCTTACCGATTTTTTTCAAAACGAACCTCTTAATTGAGGCATCCCATAGTTGTGGTCCATCACTTCTTGTGAGGGCTGACAAAACCCACCTACTTTTATTTGAATCGCTGTAGGCTTAACCATGTTTATACTCATCCGATTATTCATTATGTATACATTCTACCATATAACGCGGTAAATGTACACAACTAATTTTAGTTGAATGCATTTTTTTTCTTGGCTGTGACAAATATATCACTATTCGTGTTCTCCACCAGGATCGCCGTCATCCAATTTTACTTTCTGACCGTTTACATACATGTTTTGTCTTGCTCTTGGATAACTATGATATCCGTTACCTTTTAAGAAAAATCCAGGCTTTCTCTTTGCTGTTTCAAATGTGGCAACTGTTATTGCAATTGCTGCAAGTATAATACAATGCAAAAGTGCTGAAGCACCAAACATAGCATATCCTCCAACCCATGAAGAAAATGCGCCACACCAAGTCCACGCTAAACATTGCATTATCATATGCCGTGTTTGCGTATGAGGAATATGCCGCAATGGATTCTTTTCAGAATTCATTACAGCTTCCCATCTTTCATAAACCCATTGTTGCATTATGGATATGCGAATTTTGTTACGTTATCAACTCTAAATGATCTCCAATCCTGTTTATCTATATCAAAAACTTTGATAACACCGATTGTGGCCTGAACGCCTTGATCATCATCTTTAGGTTTCTTATCGTTAGGAATAAGATCTTCTTTGAGAGTGCATTGCATATCTCTTTCTTCTCCATTCACTTTAATAAACCTAACTTGGCAAACTTGTTGCCTAAGCATGTCCACCATTTCACTGCGTGGATAGTGTGGGTTTCCTGTCATTATGATCTCCTCATTTTTGAATAATCTTCTGGTTTATCACCCCGGCCGACTGGGACGAGGTTTGACTTATGCATTGTGGCGATGCCGACGATGTAATCTCCTGAGTATTTAACTTGAGATTTTTTTGCCGTGGAGCCACATATCCTATCCGACGTTGGGATTGTCGGACGTGATTCTGTATAGTTTGGAATACTGTACCCACCATGTTTCTCCTTAGTTTTGAGCTGGTCCGGATGAACACCCATAGAACGTAGCCATTCATCATGTTGCTTTTGAGCTTTTTCCCAACCCGGTTGTTTTTTGGTTTTACGCTTCTTTGTATTGAGGGAAGACATACCTCTCACCAAATGCATAGTCATTTATTTCTTATCCTTAAAGTAATTAGTGTATATGTAATCTAGCTTTCCAAGTTCAGGATGTACTCTTATCCACATGCCTGTATCTGGTTGAAAATGTTTTTTGAAAAAATTATCCAGCTTACGATTACCAGTTTTTTCTTCAGGTTTTATTTTAAGAGCCAGCTCGTCAAACTCCGCATCGCTCATGATTTGATCATCTTTATATTCATAAGCGTATGCGGCTACTGACAACCTGATTCGGTTTCTTATTTCAGGATTAATCCCAGTCATTATCATACCGAGTAGTATTCCTGAATGTTTCACCATAGTATTCATTGGCGTAGGAAGAAGCATCCGTCCAGTGATTCCAGTTTTCGGTGCGTTCTTCACCTTCCTTATCCATTTCAGCCATAAGGCGTGCTTCACGGGCTTGTCTAGCCTTGAACCTAGCGTGAGCATCTTTAATCATTTGTAATCTTTCTTCTTTAGTTTGTGCCATAAGCATCTCCATCTATGTTTATTTAATAATATAATCTACCACATTTCACAGCAAATGTAAACAAAAAAATGCAGCCTAACTGCACTTTTTTTGTGGGGTGTGACATTTTTGTCACAGTTACTTTCCTGTTGCTGATGGGATTTTGTCTGAAAGATCGGCAAAATTTGCTTCAAGATTTACTTGAGTTCCGCCAATTAATTTTGCCATTGCTTGAATATCGTCAACTAGATATTGACATTTGTGTTTATCATATGAGCCTGAAGTTTTATATCTTTCACGATGAAGCATTACTGCTTTTTCTTGTAGTACTGCTATTTTTTCATAAAGTTCTTCAACTGTTTTTACCATATCTTCTCCAAAATTAAAGTGTGTAGGGAGGACTGTGGGTTTACCTCCAACTAGGTCGACAAAGATACCATCTTCCAAATCCCCTAGAACTTACTTCCACTCGGTAGAGTGATGTGATCCTTGGCCGCTAAGCTTCGAACCTGGGTACCACCCCTAAGCAATCAAGTTACGCCTCTTGGTAAGACGCGTTTCCTTGCACTACACTATCTGACCCGTCGGTCAAATTAGAAACTGGTGGAGAGATTCTGTTTCCAAGCTCTCTCCTGGCTCAGTACAATTAGGCCGCTAAGGCGTAATTAACAGGTGCAAAATCATCGTTTGCATTTAGGTTTTGTAGACTCAAACACCAGTCGATCCTATTTCGCCCCCATCAAGAATACACTACTAGTTTTCTTGCAAACTATCCGGAATTGAATCGTACGATGTTTCTATACAATCGTAATGTCTTTCATCCGCGTCCGCAGTGTATTCATGGTGGAGGCGACGGGTATTGCACCCGTGTCCTGTCTGTCCTCTAACATCTACCATGTTATTTATACACCTCCCGTTCGAGGATTCGACGGTAGTGGTGTATGGTGTGGAACTAACCGTGGTCCCACGCGTGCTTATTAAGGAGCAACCCTGTTCTTTTAGATGGGAGAGTATGCAGTCGTTGTATTTCCATCCTGACGCTAACTCGTCTTGTCGAGTTCCAGTTACACTCCCTGCAACCATCTAAAGTATCCTCATAAAATTATCAAAGGTTGTCTTTTCAACTTTTTGTAAGACTGCCTTTGAATGTTTGCAATAACCATGAAAAGCAAATCCTTGGCAATTACATTCAAATCCTTCGTCTGTCAATTCAACATCATATTGTTTTCCAGTACTTCCTTCCATCGGCCAGACGATACCGACATACATATGATTCTTTGGATCGAATCTTGTTGGCTTAAGATATTTCTTCTTATATTTAGCCATTAATAGTAACTCCAATATTCGTTCCAACATCCTTTGATAACATCACTGGCGATGTCTTTATCAAAGTTTGTTTTAAGATCAAGTTTTTCAAAGACAAAGTTTTTCACTTCATCAATATGTTCTGATTCTGAAACTTTTGCCTCAAGACCGTCAATATCGTAAACTTTTTCTTCAATATCCATCATATAATTTTTTATCTTTGACATTTATTTCTCCATCTTTTTTTATTTTATGATACTATTCTACCACACTTTTCTGTAAATGTACACCGTTTTTTTCACTTTTTTGCATTTTTTTTACTATACCTGTGTTAAAAATGTCACAGTCTTCTCCGTATGCAGAATGGTGATTATACCAATAGTCCATATTATATTGAGATTTATTATGAAATGATCTCATAGTTCTTGGTTCAATTAAAAACCTAGGCCAAACTACTAATCCATTTTCTTGTCCTACTGTACTAGCAACTAAAATATAATCATATGCAGAGCTGTATCTCTGTAGTTTTTCATAAGTTGATTCATAATAAGAATACCATACTGCTGATATATCTAAATGTTTTACTTCAAACTTTATGTCGGTTATAGCTGATATATCCCAACCGAAAGATGTAACGTCAGTCTTATCAAATTCTTCTTCGTTTAATTTTCCATTTGGCAAAGCTCTTGCAAGTCCTATTTCACATGCAATAGAAGGATAAGTCGACTTTCTTATTTGTTCTTCTGAACGTTTATCACCTCGTTCTTCGCGAGATTTAATTATGCCATCGGCCTGTTTTTTAGCTCTTGGCTTTATATCGTCATGAGTAACAAATATTCCGCCGGTTAAATGTTCTTTTAAATTAATCATGTTATTATTCTACCACATTTTTATTTGAATGTACAGGAAAAAATGCATTCTAACTGCACTTTTTTATAAATACAATATAATAGGAATGGAAGGAATATCAACGTGATTGATCCAGTAACAGCACTGGCCACTGCGTCGAGTGCATTTAACCTGATTAAAAAAGGGTTTTCAGCAGGCCGTGATATAGAATCTATGGGCCAAGATCTTGGCCGGTGGATGAGCGCGGTTAGTGATATTAAGAAGTCTGAAGAATACAGTAAGAAACCACCTTTGTTTAAAAAACTTTTTGCTGCAGGTTCTGTAGAAGAGGAGGCATTGCAATCGCTTATGGCTAAGAAAAAAGCAGAAGATATGAGAGAAGAACTCAAGCAAATCATCTCTTTTACACGAGGTCCAAGTGCCTGGCAAGAACTTTTAGCAACAGAAGCATCAATAAGAAAGAAGAGACAAGAGGCGATATATGCGCAGGAAGAGCGTAGAAGAAAAGTTATCGAAATCATAGGTGTTACTTTTCTTTGTTTGTTGATTGCTGGCTTCTTAGGTTTCATGGGGTACTTATTCTTAGAGACAAGAGGCTATATTAATCCAGCATGGTAGAATTCATCTATCATCTATTCGTACCTTGGGATGACTACAACACAATGTGGGTGTGTCTACTCTCGGTATGGGGTTTTGTGAGGTTAAATGAGAAAGTATTACAACATAGTCGCCGGCGTGATCTTAATGATTTCAATCCCTTCGAGTGATATTGCGTGGTCTGAAACAAAACAGCCTAAAAATATATTTCAATGTTTTACTTGTTTTCTTAAAAAACCAAGCGATTGGACATGGGAACAGGAAAAACGATTAGGTATGAGAGAAGATCCTAAATATATTACATGCCGAAGGTATAAAGTTGTAATGACTAAGAGTAAGCAGCAAGTCTGTTTGTACCGCGGTGCTAATGATACATATCAACTTGTGGTTGAAGGATTCTGTCCTCCAACATACAGGTGTAAATATGATCCTAATGGAAAAGAACCAAACATAGATAGTGTAGTTGATTCATTAAATGATTCGTTTAAGAAAAAGAGATGAAATATCAATACGAAAATATTTTACTTGAAATTGAAAGTCCAAAAGGCTCAGTTCTTGTAGACGGCAAGCTTGTCTTTAAAGGTCATTCATATCTTGCAATAAAAGAGTTTATACGTTGCAGCGGGAATGCTCCGGCTGTGATCAAAAAATTTAGAGCTCAACTTGATATGCGTGAAACTCCTAGATTCAAAGATCAACAGAAAAAGCAAGAAGAGTATGAAGCAAAGTTGCCTAAAAAGGAAGAGTTTAAAATGACATTAAGTCAGACACCTAAAATTGCAAAGAAAAAAGATAAGTGGAAGGATCCATTTAAATGATACACGCTTTCTTACTTGTGCTATTACTTGGTGATAAGGAACTGAAAAGAAATCCTATGTATTTCAGAGACATTAATGATTGCAATTATTTTGCATCAAGAGTTGTAAAAAGATATGGGAACTATCAACATTACTCGATAGTTCCCGATGAACATAAGGCTACTGCATACTGCAAGCCTGTATGGATTGCAACTAATACGCCAGGATTATACTAATCCTCGTGTTTTAATTCCCAAGGCCAGCTTAAGATGCTTGCAATAAATTTAAACATATTTCTATTACCCATAAAGTTAAAAGGATTTCCATTACTTAGCCCAGGAACATGCAAGTTCGCATGTTTCATTGTTTCTACGAGTCCATCCTTTTCCGAATGCGTCAAATGTACTTAATGACTCATAGAAATCTTGCCTGACTTTTGTATACTCTTCGATGGTTTCCTTTATTCCTTCTTTCTTAACATGAGAAGCAAGCTTCTTCAATGTATTTGGACCAATTCCACCATCAACTGCAGTGCCAATCATGGCCTGAAGTTTCTTTGCTGCTCTGCCTGGACCTGAGTTTACCGCCCAGTCAAACACTGCAAGATCTAACCCTGAAGGTAGATCATCACCTTTTACTTTATCCCAGTATCGAGCTTTGTAAAGAGGACCAACTTTTTCAGGTGTAAGAGATCTCATTTCTCTTTCAGATGCTTCAACCTGAGTCCATTCTTCCCAAACTCGTTTTGTAACTCCAAGATTTGTCATTCCACCCGGATCTCTCGGATGATTTACAAATCCGCCTTCATGATGTAAAATAGTTTCAAGTGCTTTTTCAAAATTTGATGCTGCCATTGTTTTTCCTTATGCTGATTTTTTTCTCACATAGTTTGGATTGCCCCAAACCTGTGTTGCTGGAACACGAATAAATCTCTTATTCGTTTCATTCTTATTTGGATTCGGCATGGTTATCATTACGTTTTTTCCTTTTTTCCATGCGTCGAACTTATTAAACAAAACATCACCATTCTTCATGTATTCTCTGCGAACTGCGCGGGTGGTAGATTTGCTTACGTTTCGTCTTTCACCTTTTGAGGTGTAACCAGTACTATGTCGTTTTTTTCCCATTATAAATCCCCTGTATATAATCTTCAAATTGTTCTACTTTCTCAAGGCGATTTGGCCAGAGAATATATTCCTTCTCTGGATTTGCCTTAAGGTTCGTCAAAAGAGGTTGAATAGCGTTAAATAGCTTATCCAGTCTTTCTTTCACTTCAGATGCAGATGATTCTACCGCAGCTGCTGTGCTGGTAGCTTTTTGTACTGCTTCTAATTCTTCTTCTGTTACGGCTGTAAAGCCAAAATCAAATATTTCTGCCATGCAGTTATTTATATATCTTCTAACTTGTAGATGGCTTCTTTAAGTTTATTTTTTAAATAATCTAAAGAATCCTTATTAGCTTGGTATCTGATACCGATACCACCTTTAGCTTCCCATCTATCGATGTTTGATGGTTTATCATCAATTAAGATGTTTGGCATGCCGTCATAATCAGTAACTGCATAGTTTTCTTTTTGACCTGTGAAAACAATGTTTTCAACTTCAGGCATGATGTTATTTTTTTCAAGCCATCTACGCTTCCAATAAGCTGAGTTATCTCTATCACCTCTAAGTGGTGATGAATTGATTCCCCATGATAAGTTGTTTTCTTCGGCAACTTTTCTAACATGGTAAACTAATTCTTGAGTTTTTTCAAAAGGAAGTAATGTATAAAAGAAATCAGTTCCTTTTAATTCGGCTGCTGCCGCTTGTTTGTTTGGAATATCTTTCCAATGTTTTTTACCGAAATGTTCTGCCCATTTCTCAAAGAAGTTCGCAAGAACTCCGTCCATATCTAAATAAATTACACTCATATTATCAATCCTATAGTTTGTTGAGTTTCTACTGAATATTCTTCAGCTGCTTCATTGAACCAAGGGAAGTACTTATTAGCTGGTATCCTAGTGACCCAGTTATCTAAATGTAGATCTGCATCTACGTAATCCCAGTTAACCATTCCATTTTCATGTAGGTTTTCATTTTTTGTAGCATAGTCTTTAACTATTTTCATAAACTCTTCTCTATTAAGAATTGTGTTTATTGCTTTATATCCATTGTCGGTAAGTATTTTCATTTTTTTCTCCATCTTTTTTTTACCTTATATAACTAGTATACCACAGTTTTTTCTAAATGTACACAAAAAAATGCAGCTTTTTTGAAAAAAACTGCACTTTTTCTGTAGAGTGTGACAAAAATGTCACAGTATTAGAATTTGATAGTTGCCGATACGGTTATATCTTCTCTATTCCAATCGGTGTCGATTCCACTGTCTAGTTCTAATAGTATGTTATCATGAACCTGATAGTCTAGACCAATATCAATACCTTGATACATTTCTTTGCTGTCATCACCGATGGCCAGTAAATCCATGTCAGCATCAACAGATGCACTAAGCATCCAAAGTGGAATAGTAACACCTGTTTGAGCAGTCAAACCAGATGTTTCTGTGTCTACATTATACTTGGCTTCGATCTCGTTATCCAACGACATAAAGCCTAAATCGATTGCGTATGCAGGAAATGCAAAGCAAACCGCAGCGGCAAGCGCCATAGTTAATTTTTTCATTGA